CCCCTTTCGGGGGCTCTCCCGATCTACTGCCGCTTACTCCCGAAAGGAGGAACTGCCTTGTCCACAGTGGATCAAGACGTAGTCTCGCTTTCTAAACGAGCGAAGCGTGAGTCTTCTATGAAGACTCCGGCGGGCCAGGTTGTCACATTCGTGTGTACGGCCTTCCCGAAGTTGCGTCCTTTTAAGGGCGTATTACTCCAGTATTGCCAGCGTATGGATACTTGTATCCGCGCTGAAGGACAACAGGCTGTGGCCCGTTATAAGAGCTACAAGTCGGGTTTCCTCGGAGTCCTCAGGACAGGTTTACTGCCTGAGAGGAAGTACAAACATGCAATCCCATTATATAGGATTGCTATGGGAGGCTTAAAAGATCCATCAATATTGATGGGTCTCCATACCGTGTTTAGGTTTTATGACCTATACACTCCTACTCAATCTCAGATTGAACAGGATCTGGAGAAGTTTGTACGAACGTATATCGTTCCCGAACTTCGTCAACAAGACCATGTCTACTTAGTAGACTTGGAGGACGGAGTCTTTGACTTCAAGGTCGAGGTGCAACAAGTTGCATCTTCTCGTGTGTTCAAGAACTTTGTTCTTGACCGCCCGTTCTCTGAGGCATATAAGCCTCAAGAGAAAGCCATACTGCTTTCGCGGCATGGTACTGCCTCTTTTAAAAGAGGGAACACGATTCATCGTGTTAAAGGCTTCGCTCCTTCGATTGTGGGCGCGACGGCCGAACTCAAGCGGGCTATTCATACCCGTTTGACCAGTGGTGAGTCATACTATGACTTGCTTGTGCGACTTGGCAATGCCATTGGTCGCTCCTCCTTGCCGTCTATGACGTTCAAGGTTGCAGAGGAGCCTCCTGAGACTCCTCTATCCGCAACGCTTCGTAGAACGATTGCGTTCGGTGAGCCCGGTTTTAAAACTCGGGTCATAGCCATAGCTGATTATACTAGTCAGTATGTGCTTTCCCCACTGCACAGTTGGGCTTTTAAAGTCCTGCGCAGCATAGACTCTGATTATACTTTCGATCACTCGAAAGGTTTCAGAGCCCTTTCTGGGTTTACCCATAATCGGGGATATGTCGCGTGTTATGATTTATCTAACGCGACTGACGCGCTTCCAGTCACACTCTCTGAGTGTGTACTTTCCGTCCTAGCACCTAATGGTGCAGAGATTGCTCCTCTTTGGAGGAGGGTCCTCACGGAACTCCCCTTTGATAAGGGTTATTACCGTGTGGGTCAACCAATGGGACTTATGTCCTCTTGGTCCATCGGACTTGCGCTAACACATCACTTTGTGGTATGGATTGCGGCAAACCGTGCTGGCATCTTGAAAGAGGTGCTCCAAAGTCCTAAGGACTTTTACGGAATTGTTGGAGATGACATATTTATATGTCACCCACAACTAGCATTCTGGTATTCAATTATCATGAATGCCCTTGGTGTCAGGATTAATCCTGCCAAATCCCTACTGGTTGCTGGCAACCAGCGTGTGAGTGAGTTCGTTAAACGAAACTCATTCGACGGAGACGAGATAACTGCGTTATCTCCAGCGTTGATCACAAAGTCTTATAAAGACTATGTGTGTTTGAGAGAATTAATTCTCTATATCCGCCATCGTGTTCTTTCGAACACCGGCCGTGAGCGCGCCTCATCTTTCGATGAGTTAGCGGTTGTAGACCTCTATGACCGTTTTGGATCTGATTTTATCAGATCCGCGATAGGCACTATGTACTCGCTCCCAGTCTTTTATGCTGGTCTATCAGAACTTAGTTCTGACACCGTACAGTGGCCACCGAAACTAAGAATTAGATTCTTAGTTGAAAAGGCTTTACTCCTTCTGGAGTATAGTATCAAGGGTGTTTATATAAACACCACCGGGAATGACGTGTTCAATGAACTCGTCTCCTGGTCCCTGGAGGACATAGTCCCCTCGGACTACTTTCCACAGACTCAACTTGTTGAGTTTATGCGGAAGCAATCACTGGAAGCTCAAAGCCTCTTCGGAGGTATTAGCTTGAAGCAGAACCATTTAATGGCTCGGCTGGCTGAGATTGCCTTCGAGGTAGTATCTGAGATACTACTCGATCCTGAGTACTCTGTTCTTGAACAGGGTCTCCTGACCGATTTGTCCTCGTTTACCAAACTTCCATCGTTTTCAACTTTGGAAGCCCAGCGCAAAGAGATTAGATCTCTTGCGTTTAAGGTGTTTCGTTATACGAAACACTGGAAATCTGAAGATTTCCAGCCTCAGGATCGGATCTCCAAAAGAGTGAAGTTCCTCTTGCGAAAGTTTACTTTCGAACTTCCGACATCTCAATCTTTAGAAGAGATGTATAACCAGATGTTCTCTGAACATCCGAGTGAGTAAAGTAGATCATTCATGTCTACTGAACCGC